TTCGGCGGCGAGGAGGTTCTGGTTGTGCAGGGCACCCATCGCGGCGGATACCGGGTCGAAGGGGTCGAAGTCAGGCTTGCTCATTTGGTCAGGGGGCGGGGGGTGGGGGAGAAGGCAGGGGCGGAGGCTTGCGAGGGCGTAGGACGGAAGCCAGAGGCCACGGCGCCGTCATCGTCAAGGTCGACTGAGATGCCGCACGCGGTCTGGATGGACTGGCGGCGGATGTAGGTGATGGCTCCGCCGATCTGCTGGGCGGTCAGACCCTCGGCCTTGACGAGCAGGGTGCCGAAGTCGAAGCGCTCGCCGGAGGAGTGGAGGAAGGCGGTGGACACGCCGACCTTGCCGTCCTGGCTCACGAGCGTCTGGATGAGGGCGAGGTCATGGTCGAGGAGCACCGGCTTGATGGCGTCGAGCAGCGCGTCGAGGCTGACGTACTTGGCCTTGAAGGCGGGGTTGATTTTGTTGGCCTTCACGTTGTCCAGGGCGGCGAGCGCTTGGACTAGGGAGGCGGTGGCGGAGGATGTGGGCTGTTTGCTCATGGTGGAGATTATTTAGTAGCTTCGGCCTTCGTGACTTCACCGGCCTTGATGGTGGCCTCGATGTCGGCGAGGGACATCCGCGTGTAGTCGGGGACGAAGAGGTTGTAGTAGGTCACGCCGTTGCGGACGGTCGGGGTCAGCAGGCGGGCGACCTTCTGATCGGGTAAAACGATGTATGACGAGTCCGCGATGATGCGGTATTCAGAGGGGAGTTTGGTGTCTTTCTTCATTGGGGAGGGAGTTTACAAAAGGGATGGTTTGGCTGAGTTATGTAAACTCAGTTAATGACGCCGCGAGTGGCGGAGTCGAAGATGAGGAGGGCGTCGGCGTTCCAGAGGGTGACGTCCTGAGTGGGGAACAGTTCGGCGGCGCGGGCCTTCAACTTGTTCTTCCACTGGGTCGTGGTCAGGTCGCCCTTCGTCCCGCAGGTGTGCGTCTTCTGCCAGATGGCCGGACGGATGCGATGGATTTTCCAGCCCATGGCGACGGCGGCGCCGTAGAGGACGCCCGTGTTCCACATCAGTTTGCCGATGGCAGAGCCCGGGATGTTCTTGCCGGCGAACATCGGGGGCTCCTCAAGGTACAGGCTTACGTCCTTGGCCTTGCAGCTGAGATCGGCGAGGAGTTGGCAGACCTCGACATCAGAGCCGGGCATCTTAGCGCACTCCACAGGGTCGCCGTCTGCCGACCAGACGATGCCGCCGTTTACGCCAGGGTCGATTGCCACGATGAGATGAGCCACGGCAAGACCCTTTAACGCGGCTTGGCTAAGGACAAGCGGAAAAGGTTGGCCACGCGGAAAGCGTAGCCGTTAGCCCGGAAGCCTTGGGAGCGGGCGGCGGTCCAGCCGACATTCCAGACAAGGGCGAGTTGTTCGGGAGTCGGGTCAGTCATGCCGACGCGGTAGAAGTTCGACCTGATCCAGCGAAGATGAGAGGCGGCGACCATGTCTTGCGCCGTAGCGTCGCGCCACTTAGACCAGGGGAAGGCGTAGTGGCCCTCGGCCTTGAGGCGGGCGGAGGCGTCGTCCCATGCGGCCTTGCCGACCTGATACATGCCACGCTCACCGGCCTTGCCGATGGCCTTGCGGTTATGCCCGGACTCGACCTCGGCGACGGCCTCGAGGAAGGCGGCGTCGGTCTTGGCTTGGGCGGAGAGTCCGAGGAGCAGCAGGGCGACCACGGAGAAGCGCTGGTTAAGGGTCATGGCTGGCTCTTGCCCTCCTTGGCGGCGTTCCAGCGTTGGACGGATTGGTGAACGATGGTCGGGCCGTTGTAGTCCTTTGCCATCTCCTCGTTGAATTGGATAGAGGAAGCCATCGCATCCCCTGCCTTGGTCAGCCGCTCGACCTCGGCCTTGAGGCGGCTCACTTCATCGCTGGAATTGTAGTAGGTCGATGCTTTGAGAATTCCTGTCAGTTCCTCGACCTCGGCCTTTAGGCGGGCGTTCTCGGCCTTGAGTTCGCCGACGCGGCGCATCATCGTCAGTTCTAGGTCGCTCATACGCGTCTCGGGACTTGTGATCCGGCGACCTCAAAGCCGTCGACTTCGTAAGAATAGGTGATGCCGACCCAGCCACCGGCGGCGGCGTAGGCTTGCAGGCTAATCTTCGTGGCGCCGTCTTCGGAGAGGGCTTCGTGGTAGTGGTTCAGTAGCTTCTTCATGCGGTGGGAAGCGATGGCGGCCTTGGCTGAGACTATGTCGAGCGTCAGGATGCGCTCATTGATTTCGTAGATTTCGGACAGCAGGGCGACCATGCCGTCGAGGTGGCGGAAGGAACTCATTTGGCGTTAAGTTCGGTGACGCGAGCGATAGCCTCAGCAGGGTCGGTTTCGTACGCAAAGCACTTGTTTGGGCCATCGTACAAATAAGCCTTACCGCGGAAGTGAGCATAGGTTTTGCCCCTGTCCAGTTCGGGATCGGTGTCATGGAAGTAGTACCGGACTCCATGGTCGGACTCATTTTGTTCAACCTGCCAGCGAGGACGAGTCGTGTACTTGCCGCGCAGCAAGTCGTCTTGCCTATCGCAGAGGGCTTTCAGCGCGTTGCAGTTGCGGTGCAGCTGACGGGCGATGCTCCAGGGGAAGAGCCACCAGAGGCGGGGGAGGGAGTCGGGTCGGATGATGGTCATGGGATGGTATGGGCGGTGGGATGGGTCAGGCATTGGTGGATTGGGCGAGGAGGGCTTTGCGGCGCAGGTAGTAGCCTCGGACCTTGTCGGGGTTGGCCTTCTGCCAAGCCTTGGCCTTGGCCTTCAGGACTTCCTTGTTGCGCTGGTAGTAAGCGGCCAAGGCGGCCTTGTGCCGATCAGCGTGAGCCTTTGCGTAAGCCTTCTGGTAGGAGACATACTTCTCGCGGTTGGCGGCACGCCAAGCATAAGCCCGGGCCTTCAGCTTATCCTTGTTGGCGGCGTAGTAGTGGCGCATCTTGATGGCGGCCACCTCGTTGGACGTGACAGGGCGAACGTGCAGCGGGCCGCGGCACCGAAGGCCGCACCGGCTCAGCTCGACGACGGCTCCCTGGCTGACACGATCGGCGAACATCGGACCTTGGTCAGTCGGGCGCGTGGCGTCTGGCAGGCCGCCATGGAAGGGGGCGACCCTAACCAGGGGAAGTATCAGTCGAGTTATAACGCCTCACTGAAGACGCTCGTAGCCCTCGAGGAAGAGCAGGAGCGTCGGCTCATCCTGACGAAGGATTACATCTCCGCGAAGGAAGCGACCGAGGCTATGCGCGAGATGACCGCGGGCATCGTCAACCGACTCGACAAGCTGGCCCTCGATGTCGCAGAAGGATGTAACCCCGAGAACCCTGCGAAGGCCGTGAAGGTGCTCGAGTCTTGGGTGCGCCGCGTGAAGGCCGACCTCTCGACCCATGACGAAGCGTAAGCCCAAGCCCAGGCGCAAGCCGATGCCGAAGCCGTCGCGTCCGTTCAAGCGCAAGCCGAGGAAGTGGTCGGAGTTGTCCGACGAGCTGTATCGTCTGCTTAAGGAGGCAGGGCTTTATGAATAAGGCCGACTTGCTCCGCATCGGTCGGGACGTGCTGCGTCCGTCAGACTCGGGCGACGTCGTGGAGTGGCTGGAGTCTAACGTGCACGCCATCCCTGACTCCCCGATGCCCGGGCCGTTCCGCTCTGACCGCACGCCGTGGGTGGCCGAGGCCCTACGCATCGCCGCCGATCCAGAGACGAAACTCCTGACCGTCCTCGCCAGCATCCAGTCCGGCAAGTCCCTGTTCGCCCGCCTGCTCACCTGTCACATCATCGCCAACGCTCCAGGGCCGACGATGGTCCTACAGGCCACCGACCCCGAGGCCAAGGACTTCGCCCTGCGTTACCTCCGCCCGGTCTGGAACAACTGCCCGCCGGTGAAGGCGCGTCTCTCGGGCGACGACCTCGACCGCTCGACGACGGCGGACTTCGACCGCATGACGCTCTACTGCCGCGGCATCTGGAACGAGGCCAACCTTCAGCGCCTGTCCCTGCGTTACACCATCGCCGACGAGTGCTGGATGGCACCGCCCGGACACTTGGCCGAACTGAGCGCGCGCGTGACGGCGTTCGGCTGGATGGGCAAACGCATCTTCCTATCCCAGGGCGGTCGGGCTGGGCAGGAGTTCCATCAGCTGCACGAGACGACGGACCAGCGTGATTGGAACATGAGGTGCCCGAAGTGCGACCACCTTCAACCTTGGGTCTGGGAACAGATCAGGTTCCCCGAGGACGCCAAGGCGACCGGCACGTGGGACTTGCACAAGGTCAGCGTCGGCACGACCTACGAGTGCGCGGCCTGTCGGACGCATCTGCCCGACACGAACGCCAGCCGTCTCGAGGCCAACGCCCGCGGAACCTTCGTCGCTACATCCGTCGCCGCTAACTCCGGGCACATCGGCCTGCATTGGAACAGCCTTGCGACGATGAGCTGGGGCGAGTTGGGCGTCCTGATGCTCAAGGCCAAGGAGGCCAACGACCAATACGGCGACGAAGAGCCGCGGCGCATCTTCAAGCAGAAGCGTCTGGCCATGCCATGGAGCGAAGAGGGCGGGGAGATGGTGGCGCTGGCGGAGGCCGCCAACTACAAGATGGCCGACCCTTGGGACGCGGAGGCCGCGATCACCCCGAAGGCCCGCGTCGTCGAGCAGAAGGACGCCGTGCCCGGGAGCATCCCTTTCCGCACGATGGGGGTCGACGTCCAGCGTGGCCACTTCTGGGTGACGGTGCGACGCTGGGCCAAGACCGGGCATAGCCGCCTGATGGCCTTCGCCCGTATCGACTCATGGGGCAACGTCGAAGCCTTCGCCAAACAGCACGGCGTCCATCATGCCATGGTGCTCGTCGACTCGGGCGACAATACGACCGAGGTCTACCGCGAGACGGCCAAGCGGAATTGGAAGACGGCCAAGGGCTCAGGCTCCGACGACTTCGCCGTGACCGACAAGACCGGCAACACGACCCGCCGCTTCTACTCCGAGAAGCAGTCCATCGTCGTCCCTGGCATCCCGCAGCGGGCCATCCTGATTGTCCACTCGGCCACCGCCGGCAAAGACCTCCTGCACGGCCTGCGGGCTCGCCGCGTCTGGAGCTACGCCCTAGACGCCACCCCCGAGTACGTCGAGCAGTTGAGCGCCGAAGTCCGAGTAAAGGACAAGCGGACCGGCAAGCCCATGTGGATACTTCCCCAGGGCAAGAAGGACAACCACGCCATGGACTGCGAAATCCTCGCCCTGCTGGCCGCCGTCCGCTGGGGTATCGCCGGGCGGGAAACCGCCGAAACCGACTTGCCTTCCGAATGACCCTTGGCACGCTATCAGCAAGGGTACGCCGTTTAGTGTCGTGGGAGGAAGAGACTCATGGCGTGGGCTGGGCGGCGTACCCCCTCTTGGGCTTCCATTCTCGGCAAGTTTAAATGGCTCAAGGACTATTCATCGGCCTCACTGAATGCGAACTCCTTGCGATCAAGGAGAAGGCTGTCGCCCTAATTACTGAGGGGAAGACCCTCATGAGTTACTCTGACAGCGGTTCGAGCGCCAGCCGCCAGATGGTCTTGCCCGCCAAAGAAATGTTGAGCGAGGCCCTACTGGCCCTATCGAGGCTAGACCCTGCCACCTACGGCTATCGTCGCACGATCATCTCGACCGACTGGCAGAACCGTCAGGACTAATTTCCATGGCCATCCGCAAGAAGATTAAGACCGTCAGCCTGCGTCCTAAGACGCCCAAGGCCACGCCTGCCCCGACCGCTCCTACGCCGCAAGCCTCCTACGGCGATTGGCAGAGCATCGGCGTGACGCGTGCCCGCCGTGCGGCCTACGGCGCCGAACCGCGTGACCTCCGCCGTGACCTGACGCCCTACGACCGCCTGACGATGGTGCGCAAGTGCCGCTGGGCCGAGCGTAACTCCGGGCTCTTCAAGCAAATCCTTGCGGACATCTGCCTCTACACCGTGGGCGACGGCATCAAGCCGCAGAGCCACGCGTCGACCCCTGAGATGCAGGAACGCTATGAGGCTTATTTCGCCGAGAAGGCCAAGCGCATCGACATCACGAACCGCTTCTCGTTCTACCAGGCTCAGTCCATCCTGCTGCGCGGCATGATCCGTGACGGTGACTCGTTCGCCGCCAAGGTGCGTAACGGCGCCGGCGAAGCGAAACTCCAGCTGATGGAAGCCCACCGCGTCGGCGACCCTCTCGAAGGCAAGGTGCCCGAGGGTATGCACGACGGCATCCAGTTCGGTCCTTATGGCGAATACATCGCCGTTAACATCTACCGCTCCGACGGCTCGTCCCGCCAAATCCTCGCTCAGTCGATGATGATGGTGGTCGACCAAGAGTACGCGTCCGGAGCCCGTGGCGTCCCGCTGCTCCAGCACTCCATCAACTCCATCCAGGACGAGATGGAAATCTTGGCCCTCGAGAAGCAGGCCGTGAAGGACAACGGCGACGTGACCCGCATCATCAAGAAGGCGGGCGGCATCATCGACGGCGACATGGCCAACGAACTCGGCGCGACGGGTGCCGGTTCCTACTCCAACCTCGCCAACACGATGGGCGGCAAACTCATCGCCCTTGAGCCCGGGGAGGACATGACGTCCTTCCAGAGCAACCGTCCGAACGCCACCTTCACCGGCTTCCTCGCGGCGCTCGAACGCGACATCTCCCAAGGCGTCCTGCCTTACGAGTTCGTCGGCGACTCCTCGAAGCTGGGCGGCGCCACCGTCCGCCTCATCACTGCCAAGGCTGGCCGCGTCTTCTCGAAGTACCAGACCATCATGATCGAGAACTTCTGCGTCCCGACGTGGGGTTACATCATCGGCCAAGGCATCGCCGCCGGCGAACTGCCTGACGACCCGGACTGGAACCGCGTATCCTGGACGACCCCGAAGTCCGTCACTGTCGACGCAGGCCGCGAAGCCGCGAACGACCGCGCCGACGTCGAGATGGGCCTTCTGTCCATGTCTGAGCTCTACGCCCAGCGCGGCCTAGACTTCCGCACCGAGATGGACAAGCGGGCTTCCGACATGGTCCACATTAAGGACTTGGCCTCCAAGTACGGCATCCCGTTTGAACTGCTGTTCCGTCCGTCCAACACCCCGGTCGGCACGATCAGCGGCGACGTGGAGGAAGGCCCTGAGTCCCCCGAGATGGAGGACGAGCCCGCAGACCAGGAAGAGCCCGAAGAACTCGACCAACCCAATTCCTAAGACCATGCGTTTCCTCACTAACGGACTGTCGGGCCGCGAGCCCCTCCTCATCGACCCGACCAAGGCCAAGGACCACGCGGTCCTAGCCGAGAAGTTCGGCTTCACGGATATGCTCGCGCAGCTCTTCGGCGTGGCCCCCAAGCCCTACGTCGTCGACGGCGTCGGCATCATCCCGGTCGTCGGCGTGATTGGCAAGGGCCTGTCCCCGCTCGAGAAGATGATGGGCGCCGTGGACGTTAACGAAATCTCCGAGGCTCTGGACGCGTTCGCCGCAAACCCCGAGGTCGAGAAGGTCGCCCTGCAAATCTCTTCCCCTGGCGGCACGGTCACCGGCGTCGAGGAACTGGCCAACAAGGTCCGTTCCTTCGGCAAGCCTACCCTTGCCTATACCGACTCCGAGATGGCCTCCGCCGCCTATTGGATTGGCTCCGCTGCCGACCGCGTCGTAGCCAGCCCGTCCAGCACCGTAGGCTCCATCGGCGTCTACATGGCCATTCCTGACTACTCCGAAGCCGCCAAGATGGCGGGCATCAAGATGGTCGTCATTAAGTCCGGCAAGTTCAAGGGCGCTGGCATCGAAGGCACGTCCCTCGACGAAGGCCAGTTGGGCAACCTTCAGGAAGGCGTCGACACGATCCACGCTGAGTTCAAGGAAGCCGTGAACATGAAGCGCAAGATGGTGAAGGCCGAGGCCATGGAAGGCCAGACCTTCTCCGGTAAGCAGGCCGCCGCCCAGGGCTTGGTGACGGGCTTGGCCGACTCTTTCAACGACGCCCTGCGTTCGTTCTAATTCCATTAACCGCAAATCTAAGATGACCATCGAAGAGCAACTCCTCGCCGCCACCGCCGCTGTCTCTGGCCTCACCGCCGAGCGCGACGACCTCCGCACCACTGTCGAGAAGATGACGGTCGGCGTCTCTGCCGAACTTGAAAGCCTCAAGGTCGAAGCCGCGTCCAAGGACGCCAAGCTCGCCGAACTGACCGCCGCCCTCGAAGTGGCCGTCAAGGAGTCCGAGTCCTTCAAGGCCCTCGTCGCCGAACACGAAGCCAGCAAGGTCAGCGCCTCGAAGGAAGCCGCGAAGATCGTCGCCTCCGTCGGCGTCTCCCCGGTCGAACTCAGCCCCGCGGATGGCAAGCCCACCGCCGAGGCCGTCGACCACCTCGCCACCTTCATGTCCCTGCCCGTCGGCAGCAAAGAGCGCAACGAATACTTCGCCGCTCACCGCAACGCCATCATCAAGGCTTGCATCTAATTTTCCCCTCAACCCTCACCCAATACTAACACACCATGGCTAATTCCATCGCTGTTGCTCCTAGCGTCCTCGCTGAGAGCGTCATCGCTTCCCTCAAGGGCAAGCTCCCCGCCCTCCGCGCCTTCTCGTCCGTCTTCACCGCTGCCGAGTCCGGCGCCGGCAAGACGGTCCAGGTTCCGCTGATCGGCACCTCCACCGCCACCGAGTTCTCCACCGGCGGCTACCTCACCCAGGACGACGCGACGATCACCGCCGCCAACGTCACCCTCAAGCACTTCAAGGTGTCGAGCCGCTTCTCGCCCCTCGACGTCAAGATGTATGGCGCTCAGTTCCTCTCGAACGCCTTCGTCCCGACCGCCTCCAACGCCCTCGCTGAAAAGTGCCTGGCTGAAATCGGCGCGCTCATCACGAACGCCAACTACAGCTCGAACGTCGACACCGGCGCTGGCCTGACCTACGCTGAAGTCGTGACCGCCAAGGGCGTGCTCGACGCCGCCAAGGCCGCTGAGCCCCGCGCGTTCATCCTGAACAGCACCTACGCCAACGGCCTCCTCGGTGACGCCACCATCATCGGCAACTCCGTCCTCGGTGCTGGCATCCTGACCTCCGGCCAGATCGGTACCCTCGCCGGTGCCGCTGTCTACCAGTGGAACAGCCTCCCGACGAACAGCGAAAACCTCGCTGGCTTCGCCTGCGGCGCTGACGCTATCGCTGTCGCCTCGGCCCTCCCGATGTCCGAAATCCCGGGCTTCGAAGTCGCCAACGCTGTCGACGCCGACACCGGCCTCGGCGTCCAGGTCCTCATGGGCCAGGAACAGACCGGCTACTACAACGTCACCGCCACGCTGCTCTTCGGTGCCGCTGTCGGTCGCGCGACCTCCCTGCACCGCCTCAAGACCGCCTAATAGCGGTCCAAGGCTCGAACGAGGCTCCCAGCAATGGGGGCCTTTTTTGTGCCCCCTACCAATCCGGGCAAGTATAGGATGAGCCTCTACGGAACCGAGTTTCTCAACGACGCCAAAGAGATGGTGGCGGACTTCGGCGTGGCCGGGTCGGCCAACTCTGGGGCCATCACCTTCTCCTGCCTCATCTCCGACCCCGCGGTCTCGACCGTCCTCGAAGCAGGGGGGTATATGGAGCGGACCCAGTACTCGGTCAGGCTCCCCGCTGTAACGGCCTCTTGGAGCCAGCCAGACGGGTCTATGGGGGCATCGGCGGCCCTACTCTCGGCAGGGGTGCCCATCGCCAGCCTTGCCCAGGGGAAGAAGATTGTGGCCGGCGGGAAGACCGTCCGCATCACCAGCCAGACCTACAAGCCCGGGTCGGCATGGATCACGCTCGTCGTCATCGACGATAACCAGTAACCCCTGTGGTCACCGTAAGCATTACGCCTGACTCCCAGGCTAAGTTCCTTGCGGCCCTCAAGCGCTTTGCCAAGAAGACCGGGCAAACACTACGCGACGCCTGCCTAGAACAAGCTGCGCTGGCCTGCCAAGACGCGGCGACATTTACGCCCCCGCTGGCCAAGGGAGGCGGCAAGGGCCTATCCAAGGCCGCCGAGATGGCTGGCGAAAACGCCGTGGCCGGGGACATCAAGAAGATGTTCGTCTCGGCCAATGACCGCTATTCAAAGAATGCGGCCAACGTCTTGGCCACTAACCTAGCTTACGCCACTAGGAATAACGACATCGGGATGTTCAACAAGCTGATCGGTGGCGGGTCCATGAAAGCGCTCAAAAGCCTTTCTCCAGTCATGCAGAGAATCGCCAATGACCAGGACTATGACCGGGCGTTCAAGAAGGCTAAGAACTATCTAAACCGAGCCAACATCGTCTTGAGCGATTACGGAACCATCGGGTTTGTATTCAATATCCGGCCGGTCCATAATGAAATCAAAGGCAAGTTTGGAGGCCGCATCAAAAAGAATGTCCGACCAGTCAAAAAGAAGATGCTCGTCGAGACCACTGCCGAACTCAAGGATTACATCCGCGAACGCCAGGAGATGGTCGGCCGCATCAAGTCTGGCTGGGCCTCCGCCCTGCGATCCCTGCCCAAGCCTGTCATCAATGGCATCCCCAAGAACTTCGGCGTCGGCCTGCTTAGCGTTGCTTGGATCAACAAGCACACCGGCGTCCAGGGAAAGAACACCGTATCGGCGACCGAAAAGAACGTCGACGTCAGCGTCACGAATACCCTCGGTAATATCGCGAACATCGCCACCGACGCGAGCGTGCTAGACTTGGTCTACGCCAACCGCGTCAGGCAGATGAGGGCTCGCGTGAAGGAGCATCTCGGAAAAACCATCGACGAAGCCAACAGCAAATAACCTTTATGGGAACCAAATCCATCCGCCACATCGTAGAGGCCACCTTGGCCACCTACCTATCCACCCAGACCGGGCTGACTACCGTGGCCTTCCTGACGGGCGACAGCGCCGCGACCCAGACCCTGCCCAAGGCCGTGGTCCTCTGCGAGTCCGCCCGCAACCCTGCCGACCTCCCCGAGGGCGCCGGCAACTTCAGCTGCTCGGTCCGCATCACCCTCTTCTCCAACGCCGACGACACGACCCTTGCCGATCACCGTGCACGCTGTGCCGCCCTGTCCGGCAATATGCGTGACCTGACCTCCATCAAGGCGGCCTTCGTCACCTCGACCGACGCGGCCTGTTATGACGTGACCGTGGTCTCAGAAGACGAGGGCATCGACGAACGCTCTTGGGCGACTTCCTTCGCCTTTGACGTGCTAGTGGTCCTGCCTGCCTGAGCCAATTCCAAAGCCTGCAATTACAAATGGCCGCCATCTCAAACGGAACCACCTGCATCTACGGAGTCGCGGGCACTGTCGCAAACCTCTTCGTCCAGAGCTACAGCCTCTCGTCCTCCTTTAACGCTGACGTCACCGTGGTCGACGAGACGGGCATCACGAAGACCCACCGCTTGGATGACCGCAAGAGCGAGATCACCATCGAAGGCATCGCCAAGACGACCACGATGCCCGTCCTAGGCGCCGCTCTTTCCTTCACGGTCAACACTCTTTCGGCCTACCCGGGCGGCACCGCTTCCGTATCCTTTGTCGGGACCATCACCAAGATTGACGACAAGGGCTCGAACAAGGGCTTCACCGCCGTCACGATCACGGCGATTGACTACGAAGGCATCACGCCTGCGTAATTGACACCCCCGAAAGTGGGACAGTCTAGAGGACAGTGGACCGTCGCTTCCTCAACGCCTACGTCGACCCGGCTCCCTTCAAGGTTCTGGGTCGAACTCTTTACCCTTGGTGCTTAAAGTACCGGGTGCGCCTGATGGCCTTCGACTCCCCGCTGGTCACCGGCTCCCGCGGCATAACCCCCGCCGACCTTATCTTCGCCTGCCAAGTGTGCGCCGAAGAACCTCTGGGCGGAGCCATCGGCTGGGTCGACAAGCTGCGCATCCTAAGCCTTCAGCGTAACCCCGCCAAGTTCGAGCGCTTGCTGGAAGCCTTCGCCGGCTACATCCTCGTCGCCGACTGGCCCAAGTTCTGGGAGCAGACCAAGACCAAGTCAGGTGGCGGGGACAAGGGCGTGCCTTGGCCGTTGTCCATCGTCGCCAACCTGATCGCGTCGGGCATCCCCGAGCAGCGGGCATGGGAGATGCCGGAGTGCCAAGCCATCTGGCTCAACTCTGCCCTGGCTATCCGCAAGGGTGCGGACGTAGCGATCATGTCGCCCGAGGAGGAAGCCTTCATGGCCGAGGAGGAAGCCAAGGAGTCCGCTTCCAATCCTGCAAAGGAAAGCACCCCCTGACATGGCCCAAGACCTGACAGTCAACATCAAGACGACCTCCGACGTCCCGCAGGCCATGGACAAGGCCAAGGCCGCCACTGTTTCATTCAGCAAGCAGCTGGAAGACATCCAAAAGAAGTTCAGCACCGCCTTCAAGGACATCGCCCTAGGGTTCATCGCTCCGATGGTTTTGCTTAACGCGGCCATCAATTTCATCAGCTCGGCCATCGAGAAGCGCAAGCAGGACATCAAGGAAGCCTATGACTTTGCTGTCAGGGCTGAGTCTAAGTATCTGGACTCAGAGACGGTTGTCCTAGCCAAGCAGCGTTCCGCAAGGGAGCAGGACGAGAAAGAGCGCGAGATGGCCAAGGCCGCCAAGCAGACCGAGTTTACCAAGTTCCTAGAACAGCCAGGTATGCGCGACAAGGTCGCCAGTGAGATCGGAGGCTTCCGCGGCTTCCGCATCAAGACGGGTATTGATGCAAACTCAGCCGAAGACCTAGCCAAGGACGCTGATGTCCAAGCCGTCATTGCCCGGATGATTGCCCCAGCCGTTGCGGCCAGCAAGAAGGCCGCCGATATTGTTGCAGAACCTAAATTAAAAGGTGCAGATTTCAAAGGCCCCGAAGGCTTCTCCAACGTCGTCGGCGTCGGCGCCAATCCTGTCATTGAGGCCATGAACGCCCAGCTCGAAGAGCAGCGCAAGCAGACCGGGCTTCTCCAGAACCTCGTGGATCGTAATCCTTTTGTTTCTCCAGACTTCACCAAGGACACCCAATCCAAATAATTTATGGCACGCGTCGATACTGGCAACAACCTCACCACCGTACTCCAACAGCCTGGTGCAAGGTTCCAAGAGGACGGGTACGGCCTCGCCACGGGCACCATCGTCTTCAAGGCCGCAATCACTGCGTCCGTCGGAAGCACAATCAACCGTGGGTCCGCCTGCCCGCAGGGGGCGTACAATTATTGCAAGGCTCATAAGTACGCCGTTTCTTTCGAGACGCTGAACATCGCCACCTACTCCGTGGACTATGTAGGCATCGTCCCTAGCTTTGGCACGTCCACCGACCCGCAGATCACCGGCTCTCAGGGCCTGACCTCGGAAAGCATCACGACACACCCGAACTTCTTCGAGACCGCTAGCGCCCTCGGGTTCTCCGGCTCTCCGATTGCCGGCGTGGGAACTGGCTCTCTTGCCACCCCTGCCTATACCGCTGTAACTGGCCCGAACGGCTCGACCGAGTATCAGGGCAACAACGGCGCCACATTCGAGGCCGTGACTGGGCGCAAGTTCCTAGGCTTCAAGAAATCCGAGTTCAAAGACTTTTACGGCAAAACGAACTACCTCGCACCCCAGTGTTCACTGTCTGGCGTTTTCTACACGAGCAGCTCTGCCTTAGTCATCAACTTGCGCAACGCCGTCGGCAAGACCTCCGGCACAGGCACCTTCGCCTCCAAGGACTTGGTCCCGACTTACATGGGCTCGTCCTTCACGATCAGCGGAAAGAACCAACTGCTCTTGGCTCAGGTTTCCTTCGAGGACTTCGGCCTGCTCTATAAGGTCCAGTATGAATTGCGCTTCAACCGCGAGGGCTACCCCTCCGCCGTCTACGCCGCCGCCTGATGAAAATCCAACCCGGAGTCGGCTATAACTTCGACTCGTCTAGCAAGGGCTTTACCCTAGACACCTCTGACCCGTTCCCTAGCGCTGACGGTCAGGCCAACAACCACCCCTTCAAGATTGTTAACGCACAGATAGTAACAAGCGGCGGTTCTTCATATGTAAGTTTTCAAGTAGTATCCGGGACTATCAATAACCTAGTCCCGCTGCTTATGGACTTGGCTTCAGGCGCTGGCATTAAATTAGACCGTACCACGGCAGGAGTTCCAAACCCTCCTAACTGCCAGCTGTACGCGGGCAACTTTGACGCCACGACGAAGACGTCATACATTGAATTACGAGCAGGCGCAAAGACATCGGCACCTTTCACGTACCCGGACCCTGATGTGGCGAGCAATCAATACCCCATTATCGACGGCGGCAACACGGCACCCGCTACGCCCGACGACAACGTGTTTGGCTTCCTCGTCATCGGCACGATCACCGTCGACAGCATCACGGCCCCGACGACCTTTACGGTAAACCAGAACGTCACCGGCTCGCTGTGGGCTGACCGCCTGAAGTTAGGTTCCTCGACGGCTAACTATTACTACGCCCGCATCTGATGGGAGCACTTGTCGGAGATAGTGAAACCTTCTCCACTTGGGGAAGGTTCCGCACGGCCGTTGCTAATCAGAATGTAAGCCTGATAAACACCGCCCATAACATTGAGTTCCTTTCTGGCTTCAAAGCCGACACGGGTAACGGCTTCCTTCGGTTTGAGCCGACGCTGAGGTTTGTGTTCACCTATCAGCCACTCGTACTTATCGCCGACCTTGGAGGAGGAGATGCTTTTGCTTTTTACGCCATCACTGAAGAGAATGAGGTGCAATTCCTAGGCCAGACCGTCAACGCCACCGGGGGGTCTTTCAACATCACTACAGACGCATTTACGTCAACCCTTGGGCAGTCCGTTATTGGCATAGCCTCGGCTCCCATCATCGACGTGGGTCTTTTGACTCCGTTCTGACCCCCCCTTCCAATCGGGGCAAGGTTAAGACCCGATGAGCTGCACTAATCAAGTAACCGTCTCGCAGGGTAACACCTTCGCCTGCACCTTTACCTGGACGCCCGGGGCGACGGGCCCGGCCAATCTGCTGACCACGACCCTTAGCTCGTCCCTCGAAGACCGCCAAGGCAACGTCTATGACATGACGGTGACCAAGGCCGGCGACGGCCTGTCCTTCACGGTGACCTACCCGGGCTCGACTGCTGACTGGGCCATCGGCCTCGGCAAGTGGGACATCAAGTTCGTCTTCCCGGGCTCGACCATTTCGCGCACCGAAATCTTCCGCGTCAACGTCATCGACAGCGTCACCGTCTAAGCCATGCCTGACGCGACGATCACCTCGACGGCTTCGACCTTCGGGACCATCACTGGCACCTTCTCGGCTGACCAGTCCACCATTACTGGCACCATCACCGGCACGGTCGTCGGCACCCTGACTGGCTCGGTCGGCGTTCCTGGGCCTGCGGGCCCTGCTGGCGTCGGCCTACCTGCTGGCGGCGCCTCTGGCCAGTTCCTCCAGAAGACTTCGGGTGCCGACTACGCGACCGACTGGGTGACCGTCAACCTGACTGGCTTGGCCACCGAGTCGTGGGTGACGGCTGGCTTCTATCCCCTGACCGGAAACCCTTCGAACTTCCTGACGGCTTCGGCGCTGACGCCGTACCTGACCAAGGCGGACAACCTCGGCAGCCTGACCAACTTCGCCACGGCCCGCTCCAACCTCGGACTCGGCTCCCTCGACACACCGACCTTTGCCGGCGTCAACGTGCCCGGCTCTGGCACGAGCGTCGCCAACCTCGGCGCGACCTCCCTGACCATCAACCAGCAGGGCTCGGGACAGTTCACGATCCAGCCGTCCCAGGGCATCGTCTTCCCTGACGCGTCGGTCCAGACCACGGCTTTCACCACCGCCCAGCTGACGGCCTACCTCGTCAAGGCTTCAAACCTCAGCGACCTAGCCTCGACCTCGACCGCTCGCACTAACCTCGGCCTCGGCTCCCTGGCTGTCGTCAATGACGCCCCCTCGGACGGCTCGCAGTATGCCCGAAAGAACGGCGCTTGGGATGTGGTCTCGGTTCCCGCGTCCTACATCACCAGTGTCTCTTCGCCTCTGTCGGTCACGACCGGCAACCTGTCGATTGACCTCTCGGCCTACGCCCCTCTGGCTTCCCCGGTCTTCACGGGCAACCCCACCGCCCCGACCCCGACCTTCGGCGATAACGACACCTCCATCGCTACCACGGCCTTCGTCCAGTCCGCCCTCGCTGGTGGCACGGCGGTCGCCCGAAACCTCGAGGTCGAAGTCCGTAACCAGTCCGGCTCGACCATCGCGGCCGGCTCCATCGTCTACATCTCCGGCGCTACGGGCAACAAGCCCCTGATCACGCTGGCCCAGGCTAACAACGACGCGAACTCGGCTCAGACCATCGGCTTCGTCAAGACCTCCATCGCCAACAACGGCACGGGCTTCGTCATCGTCCGCGGCGAACTTGAGAACATCGACACGTCAGCGCTGACCGAAGGCGTGCAGTTGTACCTCTCCCCGACCACGGCTGGAACGTGGACGACGACCAAGCCCTCGGCCCCGCAGCATCTCGTCTACGTCGGCATCGTCATCCGCTCGCATCCGACCCTCGGCACTATCCTCGTGGCGGTCCAGAACGGCTACGAGCTAGACGAACTCCACGACGTCGCGATTGCCAGCAAAGCCAACAACGACCTGCTGGCCTACGAGTCCTCGACGGACCTCTGGAAGAACAAGACCTTTTCGGCCCTTGGCCTGCTGACCTCGGCTGACGCGGCCAGCACCTACGCCCCCAAGGCATCCCCCGCCCTGACTGGCAACGTGACGATCACGTCAAACTCGACCGACCCAGCCCTCTTCATCCAGCAGGCTGGCACTGGCAATATTCTAACCCTGCATGACCAGGCTGCGGACACGACCTTCGTCGCCATCGACCAGAACGGGAAGATTAACACCATCCCTTCGACTACGGCGAACGCGGGCTTCAACATCCCGCACGGCACGGCTCCGACCAGCCCGGTCAACGGCGACGTCTGGACGACGACCTCTGGCCTGTTCATGCGCCAGAACGGTTCGACCCAGCAGTATGTGGACTTCGGTGGGACGCAGACCATCTCGGGAGCGAAGACCTTCTCCAACGCCAACCTCTCTTTTGGAACGTCCACGGCAGCGGGCACAATCAACCTTGGGACTGGTGCAACGGTTTCTGGCTCAACCAAGACGGTCAACGTCGGCAGTGGTGCGGTCACCGGGTCTACTACGTTCGTAAATATCGGCTCCAACTCTGGAACGTCTACGACAACCCTTCAAGGTGTCACAAACAGCGTCACCCCAGCCCTTGACTCTAATACTGTTCAAGTCGCCACTACTCAGTTCGTCATTGGCCAGGCTGGCTCGGCCACTCCCCTGGTCAACGGCACGGCGGCTGTCGGCACGTCCCTCCGCTACGCTCGTCAGGATCACGTCCATCCGACGGACACGACCCGCGCCGCCTTGAATAGCCCGGCCTTCACGGGCACGCCTTCCCTGCCGACCGGCACGACCGCCGTCACCCAGACCGCTGGCACAAACACCACGCAGATTGCCACGACGGCCTTCGTCACCGCGGCTGTCCCGGCTCTCGCTACGCTTACCGACTCGCGTCAGCTGACGAACGACACGAAGGCAATGTCGCCGTTTGACGTACGCTGGTCACTGATGACGCAGGACTACATCGACATCGACCGCATTAACTTCACCTACACGACCACAGGAACTCCGCAGGAAAACTTTGTCGGCAGCATCACTACTAAGTCACGGCTTAACGCAACAGTAGTCAGCTCGGTCATCGGTCGTCCTTTTGGAACATCCCAAATCGACCAAGTCTCCCCGTTCCTGTTCCGGAACAACTGGTCATCCAACATCAATTTTAACCTGAAGACGCACCTCTCTGGCCGTGCTGGTTCTTTCGCCCTGCTGACAGATGCGGCATTCAACCAGGCGTTCTACTACGGCAAGGTTGAAGGCGACGCCATTGGCGACCTTACTCGTCGCGGCTTCGGATGGCGCTGGACTGGCGGGGCTGGTTCGCGCTTCGTAAACCTTGTCGTTCATAACGGAACGACCCAGACGACCGTGGCTTCGTCCTTCGCCGTAACCCAAGAAGTCGCCTTTGACTGGGACTTGTACTCTGACGGCGCAGGCAACGTGACCCTGTACATCAACGGATCACAGGTCGCCACCTCCAACGCTGGCCCGACTTCCTACCAGAGCGCAGGCACCTACGCTTGGTGGCGCGAGGAAGCATGGACGACCGCCGCTCCTTCGTTCGGCAATCACACGTCCTACTTCCGCGGAGGCCGTGCCGCCATCCTCAATTATTAAGATGTACCGCTACAAAGTCACCGCCATCGCCGTAAGCATCAACAGCTGGGAAGACCTCCGCAAGGCCGTGTTCGGTCAGGACGGCCCTGTCTTCGAGCAGTACGGAAGCAACGTTGGCGAGTTTCATTTCACCACCCCGCAGACCCCCGCCGACCTCGGCCCGCTCGTCAAAGTCGAACTCTTACCCAGCGAATAACATGATTACCATCCTCCTCTGCATCCTCTCCTTCGTCGCAGGCGCCCTCGTTATGAGGAAGCACAAGGCCAAGGCCGACTCCCTCGAAGCCAAGGGCCGTCAGGCCCTCGACGCCCTCAAGGGTCGCGACTAATCCATGCGCCTGTTCCTGGTCATCGCCGTCCTGGCCCTGACCGGGTGCAGTCTGTTCCGCAAGGGAGACGCGGAGCCCCTGCCCGTCCAGCCTCCTGGCCCGACTAAGCCTGACGTCGTCGCCACGCTAGGCAAAGACCTCGACAAGACGGATCACCGCGTAGCCTCGGCCCTCGTGGCAATCGAGCGCAACGCCGATAAGCCGAAGGTCGTGGTCGCTGAGTCTCGTCTGGCCCAGTCCTATCTTCCCGCCCCGCCCGAGTCTGACGTGGCCTTCGCCATGGCCCGGGCTACCAAGGCCGACCCCGTGGACTACCAGAAGCAGATGGCCTTCGGTCGGCAACTCGCCACCGCCGTGACCAAGGCCTGGGAGAAACTCGAAACCCAGCAGGCCGAAGCCCTCCGCGTCTCGCAGCTGAAGGATGCCCGCATCGTCGAACTGACCAAGGAGGTCGAGCGCGTGAAGAAGGACGCCTCCGCCCAGACATGGACGCTCGTCGGTGCCGGCCTCGCCGTCGTCGGTGCGTTGACCACCGCCTTCATGGGCCCGCGTATCGGTCTGCCCCTGCTCCTCTGCGGCGCCTTCTGCGGATCGGTGCCCTTCATCATCGACTCGCCGTATTTCGAGTACATCGCCGCCGGCACGCTCCTGGTCTGTTCCGGCCTCGGCCTCTGGTGGCTCGCCGACAAGGTGCGCGACTCCGTCAACAAACCTTCCGACGATGTCCCGCCGCAAGCCTAAGCCAGTCAAGGTCGTCTGGCGCAAGTTAGGCCGCGAGCGTGCTTGGGGTCAGGCGACCATCGGAGAAGACCTCATCGAGATTGACCCCCGCCTAGGTGCGAAGCGTCAGCTGGAGGTCTTGTGCCACGAGCAGGTCCATCTGCTATTCCCCGGCCTCGCTGAAGGAGAAGTGGACAAGGCCGGCAAAGCCCTCGCCAAGATGCTCTGGGCCGAGGACTACCGCCGCGTCCTGCTCGCCCCCAACTCCAAGCCCCCGCGCATCTCGTGAGCCCTCCTCCCCCGCCCATCGACCCCGAGTCCCTGCCGAAAGAGCTGAAGGACGGCGTCGTCGCGTCAGTGCTTGGCGGCCTCGCCATGACGGCCCGCCTGCTGCTGTCGACCGAACCTGTGTCCCTGGGCTGGGTCGTGCGCCGTGTCCTCGCCGCCGCGATCACTGCGGCCTTGGTCGGGTACGGCATCCAAGACCATATCCAAAGCCCGGGCTTACGGATGGCCGTCGTCGGGGCGGCTGGCTACGCGGCCCCCGAGTGTCTGGACTACCTGATGAAATACATCAAGGCCCGCGGAGAGAAGGAAGTCGGAGCGGTCACCGCCAAACTCAAACCCCATGGGAAAGGCAAAGCCAGCAAAGCAAAGCGGAAGCGATAACCTTCTGCTGGCGGTCACGCTGCTCACCGGCTTCGCAGGAGTGTCCGCCTTTGCGTCCGCCTACATCGCCGGGTATGTCCTCGACCAGTTGCAGTCTACCGACGCCCTGGTCATGATCGTGACGGATGCGGGCCTGAAGTCCGACTCGGCCGACCTTGAGCGCAACATGAGCACGGCGACCTTGGCCCTGCGGTCCGTCCGCGACCTAGGCTGGGCTTTGGCCGTGGGGTGCCTAGGGGTGGGGGTGGCGGTCTTCCTGCGTTCCCGCCGTCAAACGGCCTAGGAAGGGCAAGGAGAGGCCTTTAAGACCCCTTGACGCGGAGAGTCTAAGGGGCAAACTGAACGCAGTCGGGTAGGGGTACGCAGATCATGGCGGGCCTCGATGACCCGAGGGACATGAATTGCCCTGACCCCTTGAGTGGGGTCACAGGGTATTTGTGGAAAGGTGCTTGACGAATGTGGAACAGTCCGCCAAGGATGTTGACGCACCACCAAACACATGAAGACCCTCATCGCCCTCTCCGTCCTCGCCATCCTCGGTTGGACCGCCGTCGTCACGTTCGCCGGCCCTGATCTCGCCAAGGCCATCGACAAGTCCCTCCCCGGATACGTCGCCAAGAAGCCCGCCTCCAAGCGCGTCCGCTAATTTCCACCCATGCCCAACGCCAACCACCCCTACACCGAGACGCTGACCTTCGCCGGTCGCGTCATCCCCCTCAAACGCCCGATGGCCGAGTACGCCGCCCGACGCCTTCAGGCCATCCTCCCGCAGATCGCCGCGCTCAACGCCGCTGGCAAGTCTCAGGGCGACGCCGCCGAAGCCCTCGGCACCACGGTCGGCACCCTCCGCTCCTGGCTGGACATCACCGGGACTACGTGGGTCAACCTCAAGGTCCGTGGCCCGTACAACCGCTACCAGAAGTAATTGCCATGCGCCCTGTCACGTCCAACGAGGTGGCCGCCATCAAGATGCGCCACTACTACGCCGCCAACAAGGATAAGCTGAAGGCCCGGGCTTATGCTTGGCGTGCCGCCAACCGCGAGAAGTATGTCTCCTACCAGAAGGCTTACGCAAAGGCTCACGCTGATCGGCACAAGGCCGCCTTGGCCGCTTACTACCAGCGCAACAAGGAAGTCCTGAAGGCCAAGGCCAAGGCTTGGCAGAAGGCCAACCCCGACAAGGTCCGAGGCTACTACCTGCGCCGCAAAGCCCTCCTCGCCCAATCCACCAATGCCTGACCCATCCCACCGCCCATACCATCCCATGACCATCATCCGACCCGACTCCCTCCCCCGCCTCTGGTGGCTCTTCCCCTGGAGCATCGCCCGTCAGCTGCACCGCAACTGCAACGCGCTGAAAGCCCTCTGCGATAGGCAAGACGACTTGCTGCGCGGCAAGTACACGACTCGTCCTCGCTGGCAGGTTGAACAAAATGAGTCCGACCATGGAGTCCGGTACTACTTCCATGACACCGATCCCGAACTGGACAGGGGCAAAACCTATGCTCACTTCCGCGGTAAGGCTTATTTGTACGATGGCCCAAACAAGTGCTTTGCGTACGAAACCGACCCTGCTGAGGCTATCGCTCGCGTCACCGAACTTAACGCCAAATGAGTTCCTTCCGCCACCTCGACGGCATGGTCGCCCTGCTGTCCGAAATCTACGAAATCAATGAGCGCATCCTGACGCTCGACATAGTCTCAGCCAAGGCCGCCATCGCTTCCCACCGCATGAAGAAGCTACTGAACCACTACCACGAAGCCCTCTCCGAAGACGGCGCCACGAAGATTAGCCTGCAAGCCTACGCCGCCGCCGGTGGCTGGGTCGGCATCACCTATTCTTACGAAGTCGACGGCTTTGAGGTCGCCGGATCACAAGTCCCGAGACGCGTATGAGCGACCTAGAACTGACGATGATGCGCCGCGTCGGCGAACTCAAGGCCGAGAACGCCCGCCTAAAGGCCGAGGTCGAGGAACTGACAGGAATTCTCAAAGCATCGACCTACTACAATTCCAGCGATGAAGTGAGCCGCCTCAAGGCCGAGGTCGAGCGGCTGACCAAGGCAGGGGATGCGATGGCTTCCTCTATCCAATTCAACGAGGAGATGGCAAAGGACTACAACGGCCCGACCATCGTTCACCAATCCGTCCAACGCTGGAACGCCGCCAAGGAGGGCAAGAGCCAGCCATGACCCTTAACCAGCGCTTCTCCGTGGTCGCCCTGCTGCTCCTCGGACTCTCCGCCCAAGCCAAGACCGACGCCGCCTTCCTCGAGGCCGTCGCCGAGGTCGAGTCCGGGCATAACCGCAAGGCCATCGGCAAGGCCGGTGAGCGTGGCATGTATCAGGTCGGCAAGGCCGCATGGGACGACGCCTCCGCCCGCCTCAAGGCCGAGGGCCACTACGCCTTCCCCTGGTCTAAGTGGCGCGACGCTACGGCGCAAGACATGGTCGCCGCCTCTCATCTTCGCTGGATCAGGTCGAACTTCTACCGCGTCGGCATGACTGACCCGACTCCCGAACAACTCGCCCTTGTCTGGAATGTCGGCTGGACCGCCGCCCGCTCCCAAGGCTTCCGGGCTAACGGCTACGCTTTCCGCGTGGCCAACCTTTTCCGCTTGTCCTTAGCCAAGCCGCGTTAAAGGGTCTTGCCGTGGCTCATCTCATCGTGGCAATCGACCCTGGCGTAAACGGCGGCATCGTCTGGTCGGCAGACGGCGACCCTGTGGAGTGCGCTAAGATGCCCGGCTCTGATGTCGAGGTCTGCCAACTCCTCGCCGATCTCAGCTGCAAGGCCAAGGACGTAAGCCTGTACCTTGAGGAGCCCCCGATGTTCGCCGGCAAGAACATCCCGGGCTCTGCCATCGGCAAACTGATGTGGAACACGGGCGTCCTCTACGGCGCCGCCGTCGCCATGGGCTGGAAAATCCATCGCATCCGTCCGGCCATCTGGCAGAAGACGCACACCTGCGGGACGAAGGGCGACCTGACCACGACCCAGTGGAAGAACAAGTTGAAGGCCCGCGCCGCCGAACTGTTCCCCACTCAGGACGTCACCCTCTGGAACGCCGACGCCCTCCTCATCTTCGACTCCGCCACTCGCGGCGTCATTAACTGAGTTTACATAACTCAGCCAAACCATCCCTTTTGTAAACTCCCTCCCCAATGAAGAAAGACACCAAACTCCCCTCTGAATACCGCATCATCGCGGACTCGTCATACATCGTTTTACCCGATCAGAAGGTCGCCCGCCTGCTGACCCCGACCGTCCGCAACGGCGTGACCTACTACAACCTCTTCGTCCCCGACTACACGCGGATGTCCCTCGCCGACATCGAGGCCACCATCAAGGCCGGTGAAGTCACGAAGGCCGAAGCTACTAAATAATCTCCACCATGAGCAAACAGCCCACATCCTCCGCCACCGCCTCCCTAGTCCAAGCGCTCGCCGCCCTGGACAACGTGAAGGCCAACAAAATCAACCCCGCCTTCAAGGCCAAGTACGTCAGCCTCGACGCGCTGCTCGACGCCATCAAGCCGGTGCTCCTCGACCATGACCTCGCCCTCATCCAGACGCTCGTGAGCCAGGACGGCAAGGTCGGCGTGTCCACCGCCTTCCTCCACTCCTCCGGCGAGCGCTTCGACTTCGGCACCCTGCTCGTCAAGGCCGAGGGTCTGACCGCCCAGCAGATCGGCGGAGCCATCACCTACATCCGCCGCCAGTCCATCCAGACCGCGTGCGGCATCTCAGTCGACCTTGACGATGACGGCGCCGTGGCCTCTGGCTTCCGTCCTACGCCCTCGCAAGCCTCCGCCCCTGCCTTCTCCCCCACCCCCCGCCCCCTGACCAAATGAGCAAGCCTGACTTCGACCCCTTCGACCCGGTATCCGCCGCGATGGGTGCCCTGCACAACCAGAACCTCCTCGCCGCCGAA